AGGCCCTCGGCGTTGCGCGAGCCCATGATCGGCTTGCCGCCCATGGGGTTGATCAGGTCGAACGTGATTTCGTCGCCGGCCATTTTCTGCAGGTCCATGCAGCGAACGATGGGCATCTCGTTGCTGGACTGCTTGCGGATGGTCTGCTCCGCGTCGGCCTGCTGGGGGAACTTGCCCGTCAGGCGGTTCATGGTCGTGTTGCGCTGCATGTTGGCAGCGAACAGACCAGCCGATTGGATTTTGATGGCCTGCGGCGAGCCGTAGGGGAGATTGGTAGGCATAGGAAAACTCCTTCAAAGGGACCGGCTCCGCCATCCCGGCGGTGCCACACACACAAAAAGGCTCAAATGGCCTTGCTCAGCAGGGCCTGGATCTGCTCGGGGGATTTCCCGTCGAACATGCTCATCAGCCCTGCCTCCGACATTTCCAAGATCGCCTCGCCCTGGTCGTGGTGCAGAGCGCCGGCCGGAGGGATCTCCGACAGGCTGGACGGCACCCCGGTCTGGGCCTTGGCGATCGCGGCCGCGGCTTGCGCCCTGGCCGCCGCTACCGGGGCAGGCACTTGCGGCGCCGGCTCCGGGGTGTTCTTCCCTGTGGCCGCCTTGTAGGTGTCGAGCAACTCGTTGACCTCGTCGGCGGTGCCTTCCTTGAGCACGGCTTGGATGCCGGGCTGGGCAAACTTCGGTTGGGCATGGAACCAGGCGGCGAACTCATTGCTCGGCACGACCGACTCCATGTCCGGATGCTTCGCGTGGATGGCGGCAAGATGCTCCTCGGCCTCGGTCAGCGCCTGCTTCTGCTGGACGGGTGCCAGCGCAGCGTTGACCCTTGCCTCGACGACGGCTGCCACACGGGCATCCACCAGCTTCTCGACGCCCTTGGCGATCGCCTCCTCGGAGAAGTCACCGAAATCCGCCTTGATGGCCTCGGCCTGGGGGGCCGGTGCGGCCGGAGCCGGTGCGGCACCAGTTGCAGGCGCGGATTTCAGCGCCTCCAGCTGCTGCTGCGCCTGCTCGGCGAGCGTTCTCCAGTGCTTCTCACCCTCCCGCGCCTGCTCGAGCGTCTCGAACGGGATCGTGTGGACCCCATCCTTGGCCAGCACCACAGGCTTGGGAGCCTCGGGCGCTGCTGCTGCGGCAGGCGCGGGTTCAACCGGTTTGCCCGGATCCGCGTCGTCGGCGTTGTTCGTCGGCACGGCAGCGGCGGGCGGGTCGCTGCTCTCCACGGCGGATGCCGCGGTATCGCCCTCGGGCAGAGTCATCATCTGCATCGTCTGTGCGTCGGTCAGTACACCGTCGACTGCGTTGGCCAGGAAAAACTGTTCTTGCGTTTGCACATTCACCCCTGCCACATATCGGCGTGGCCCCGTTGAAGGGCTTGCTCTTATGGATGGGGGCTGGTTAGGCCCCCCTCCTCCGTCTTGCGGGACATGCGCCCTCTCCCGAGGGTGCGAAGCGGACTATGCGGAAATCGGCCTGTGCGGTCCAACCCCACCGGGGGTTGGCGCCAGGTCAGACGGGCATGTTGTCGGTTGTGCGCGCCGTCTCGATGCCTTGCATGGGCGATTGAGGCACCGGCGGAAGCTGCGGACTGGTGTTGGGCGTGACCTGGGCGCCAGGCGGCAGCGGTGCGGCCGCGATCGGCGCCGCGGGTGCTGTTGGGACGGGGAAATTCGGGTCTGCGCCGGCCGGGTTGGGCAACTGGTAGCCCGCGCCGGTCATGATCGCGTCGGCAACCGGGGCGATCTGGGGCATGGTGGCCAGCTGCGCGCCGGCCTGCATGGCGGCGTAGGACGATTCCACCCCGGTCTTGACCGTGTCGGCGATGATCTTCTTGATCTCGGCCATCAGCTTGTCCGGGCTGTACTTGAGGTCGAGCTCGCGGGCGCGCAGGCTGTGGTCGGACTGCTGGAGAGCCAGCTTCACCGCCTCGTCGATGCGCTGTTGCACCACTTCGGGGGTCAGCTGGGTCTGCGCGGCCTTGATGTCCTCGATCAGTTCCTCGCGGTTCGGGACATCCATCAGGCTCAACAGGTGCGGCAGGGCCACCACCTGGAACTCCTGCGGCATGGCCTTGAACGCCTCGGACATCGCGGCCAGTTGCATCGTGCGGAAGCTCGGTGTGCTGGGAACCTCGTTCATGGCCACCTTCAACTGCACCCGCTCGACGTCGTTGTTCAGGAACTCCACGCCGGTGGCCTCGTCCACCTGGGGCACGTTGAGCTCCACCACGCGATCGTCGCGGGTCGCGGAGCCCTTGACGACCACCGTCTCCTGCTTGCCGATCATGTCCTGGATGATCAGGGACATCAGCAGTTCGCCCACCTTGGCGCGGCCGAACTTGAAGTTGTCCATCAGGGTCGCCAGGCTCTGGGTGGCCTGCTCGATCTGGGTGGACTCCTGCACGCCGGACGTGGCGCTGCCCTGCTGGCCCTGGAACCCGGCCGTGATCCCGCTGGCGCGCTGGATCCCCATGCGGGCATCGCCCAGCATTTTGTACTGCTGCTCGTTCAGCTGGTAGTCGCGCTTGACCTCGAACCGGGCGCCAGGCTTGGCCATGTGGGCGGCATCCAGGATGATGTCGGCGTCCACCCGGCTGGACATCTGGCGGAACTGCTCGTCGGTCATCTTGACGGCGCCATCGGTGCGCTCGGTGCGCACCGCGGACATGCTCCAGCGGATCTTGCTGATCGCCGAGTTGACGTTGTCCTGCAGGTACACCATGCCCTTGACCACGCCGTAGGGCGTACCGGTGCGGTCCTCGCGCTTGCCGATGAACTGGACGTAGGGAAAGTCGCTGTGGCGGTACGGGCTGGGGCCGTCGTGCAGCTTGTGCGGGCCCATCCAGTAGGACTGGTACATGCGCGCGATGACGGTCTTCATCGGCTTCACGTAGCCGCTGGCCACCGCCAGGACGTGGGTGGCGAGCTTGTCGTTGTACTCGACCACGCGGCCGTCGGGCATGCGGATGACGGTGGCCTGCTCCCAGCGCCGATACCAGACCTCGAACAGGCAGACGCGGCCGTTGGTGATGTCGCGCCACTCCTGCTCCTCGATGGACCAGCCGCGCTCGTCCTCCCAGGAACTGGCCAGGTCGGTCGTGGTGCTGCCATCGGTCGTGGGCTGGAACTCACCCAGCCAGTTCCCGACGGAGCGCGCGACCAGGTCGGCCTTGGACGGCCAGCGCAGTTTCACGTAGCTCGAGTCGGACCAGCGCCGGCGCACCAGCCAACGGGCCTTCGGCAGCCCGGGCTCACGGTCCAGCATGTCCCAGAAGATCTCGTTGCGGGGCACGGCCAGGCAGCGGTAGGGGTACTTGAAGGGGTCGGACTCGCGGGCGACCTCCACCCAGCCGATGCCCACGCACAGCTGGGGCAGGAAGGCGTCGGTGCAGGCCTTGTCGGCGCCGCTCTTGCGCTCGGCCTGGTTGACCTTGTAGTTCAGCGCCTCGGCGACCTCGTGGCCGTCCTCGCCGTCCGATGTCACACGCCAGTCGGTGCGGGTCTTGGCCTCCAGGCCGGTGACGGCGTCGATGGCCGGGCCGATCAGCGGCTCGATGGCCGGCGGGATGCCCAGTTCCTTCTGGCGGGCCAGTATCTCGGCGTCCAGCTGGTTGCCGTCCACGTAGTCCATCCACTTGTCGGCCTTCGCGCGCCACGGTGGCTGGTTCTGGATCTCGGTGAAGATGTCCGTGAACTCCTTGAGCGACATGCCCTTGGAGGGTGGCGTGTCGCTGTGGGCCATGGTGTCTGGACTGATGGAATGGATCATGGTGGTGGTCCTATGTGCGCCAGTCAGGCGCTGGTGGCATCTTGAAACTGGGTTTGGCGTTGCCGAGGGTGATCAGGCCGCCCTCTTTGGCCTGGGCCCACTGGCGGAAGGCATCGGCGCCTTCGGTGCAGCCGTTGGTCTTGTCGGGCTCGTCGACGAACCGCTGATCGACCTGGCTCCACCGCTTTTTGTAGCCGTCCAGGGCCTTGACCAGGCCGGCGCACCTGGTTTTGTCCAGGTAGGCGCCCTTCATGTGCTTGCGGGTCTGCTCGACCCCGTTGATCAGCTGGGTGATGACCGGCACGATGACCGTGTCCGTGATCCCCAGCGCGTTGAGCATCTCCTCGGTGCTGTTGTTGGTGTCGCTCAGGCGCTTGTGGGCGGCGTCATGGGGCAGGAAGTGCTTGTTGAACACGATGCCGTGCTGGCTGGCGAACGCCTTGAGCTCGCGCACGTAGGTGCCCAGCGTCTCGTTGTGGCCCTCCATGTAGCCGATGAACCGGTCTTCGCCGTTGCTCTCCTGGTGCAGGACGATCGCGCACCCGTCCTTGCGCCCGATGTCCCAGAAGGTGTTGACCGGCACGTCCAGGATGGGAACCTCGCGGATCCCGCCGCGCTGGCGCAGGGCGAGCATGTCCTTGGCGTAGTAGTGGCCGGCGCCGGACACCTGGAAGGCCTCCTCCGGGGTGCTGGGGTACTCCTGCCACATCTTGGCGTCCGAGCCGTTGAACGTGGTGTCGCGGGTCTTGACGTACCAGGCGCGCTGGTCGGGGTCGATGCGGCAGCCGCAGGCCTGCTGGATCGTGTCGAAGTACAGGTGATCAGCATCGCTGACCCGCACCGTGGTGCTGTCCATGCGGTAGTCGTCGTGCTGCCACCAGGCCGTGAAGTGCAGCCGGTAGTCCTTGATGGTCAGCTTCAACCGCTCGGCCACGGCCTTCTGCGCCGTCTCCACCATGTCGAAGAATGCGCCCTCGCGGCCTTCGGCGGTGCTCTCCACCACCACGATGCCCTCGTCCGGCACCGACGGGATGGACCCGCTGACGACCTCGGCCGCCTTGATGGGGTACATCGCGGAAATCTTCCCCATTTCCGAGACGTGCAGCCGGTCCAGGGTGCCCGACCGCATGGACGTGGCCACGCGGATGCTGGAGTTGTTGTGCTTGAACAGCAGTTCGTCGGCGGCGTCCTTGGCCAGGGGGAACATGCGCTTCACCTGGGCCGGCAGGTTGTCGTAGGCGTACTTGACCTTGTCCCGGAATATCGCCTTGGCTGCGCCGTCGTCCTGGGCCACGATGCCGCACCGCTGGTCCGGCACAAACAGGGCATGGTCCAGCCACAGGATGCAGATCAGGGTGGTGATGCCGACCTGGCGGGCCTTGAGCACGACATTGCGGTTCCAGATCCTGGCCAGAAACCGGCGCTGCGCCTTGTTCATCTTGAACGGCATCTTCTTGTCAGGCACCGATGCCGGATCCTCACCCTCGGCCGGCGCCCGGGTCTTGACCATGATCGAGTACAGATTCTCCAGGCGCCACACGGGGTCAGCCAAGCAGACCGCCAGCTGTTCCTCGTTGCTGGGCAGATTGCTCATGCGGCCAGGTCCGGGTCTTCGGCCACGGGCTGGATGGTGCGGGCCTTGATGGTCTTGAGGAGGTTGCCGACCGGATCGTCATCCAGGACCTCGTCGGCGTTGATGCCGTGCGCCTCGCGCTCGATCGCCACCAGGCGGCCAAACGCATCGACCAGGATCCTCGCCGTGCTGGCCCGGTCCTTGAGGGGAGCCTGCTTCTTGGTCTGCTTCTCGAGCTCGGCGGTCAGTTTGGCCACCAGTGCCTGGTACCGCTTGGCGCCGGACTGGTGCGAGATCCGCACTACGGCCTGGGTCGATGCCTGGCTGTTGATCAGCTTTGCCGTGGTTACAGTTGTCGCCGTTGAAACCTTCCCTGTAACCATCGCCTGTGCAACCATGGCGTCGGCTTTGGCCTGGATCTTGGCTTTCAGGTCGCGGGGGACCCCGAGTTTCTCGAAGTGCTTGATGATGGCCACGCGGCTGACAGCGACACCGGTGTCTTTGGTGTATGCCTCGGCCAGCTGGGCGGGGCTCAGGATGCCGGCGCGCCAGCCAGGTTCGATGCGCTCGTAATCGACTTTCGGTAGGGCGGCCATGGTTTCACGGCGCCTGTTGGGCGTGGGTAGGTTTCATGGGGAGCGATGGTGCCGGCGCATGGCGGGTTTGGCGAACCCTACCGGGGGTTGTCGGGCGCTGGATTGGCTGGAGCGGGTCTTGGTGCTGCTGGCGCGTCGTCCAGGCGCGTAGGCGGGGCGGAATTGCTTATTTGCTGTGCAATGGGCGTGAAAAAGCCCGCACGGGGCGGGCTTGGGAGACGGGGCCGGTGCTGATCTCCGGCTTGGGGTTTGCGTGTCAGCCGTGTTTTTGGCCACTCACCCCGGGTCACGGCCTCTGCGCATCAGCCTGCGCGTTCCCATCAGTTGGCGATTGTCGTCAAATCGACGGGCACATGCGCCAGCTGGCCGTCACGACGGGGCGCTCGCGCTTGATCAGGCGCAGGACGAATGCCTTGGCCTGGGCCAGGAGGACGGCCGGCTGCCGCACGGTGGCGGTCTGGGCGGCGAGCTCGAAGCCATACAGGACGACATCACGCACGGCGC